CGCCAGATACTAGTGGATGATCTGTAGCAAATAAAGCTTTGCCGTCACCACCAGGATAGTTAGAACCGTCGAAACCATTGTTTAACACGTTAGCAGCTTTAACTTGTTTAGTATAAGCCATTGCACGTGCTAATGCTTTAGTGTAACGAGCAGATAAAGTGTCATACAAGTTATCTTCTACTGCTTCTTCAGTTAATGAGAAGCCTAAAGCGATTGTTTCGTGGTTGTATCTAGCTGTCCAAGCTTCTTGAGCATTGTCATAAGCGATGGCATTGCCTTCGTTTTTAACAGGTGCAGCTGCGAAGCCTGAAAGTTTTGTTTCTTCTTCAAAAGATCTTTCAGATGTTTCTGTTTCGTAGATCTCTTTGTGCTCTTCACCATAACGCTGATATTCCATTCCGAATAAAGCATTTAGGCCAGGAAGCAACTCTTTTAATAACTGAGCTCTTGAAATTGCCATGGTTTATTCTCCTTAAATACCAGTACCGTTAGAGTATGCATGAGACTTAGGATTGAATTTAACCAATACGTCAGTCTTAGCATCACCAACAGATGATGTTGTTGAATTCACAAAATCGATAATTTTGAATGCGATTGTATCAGTAACATCAATAGCTGAAGCATCGGCTGCCATTGTTGAGTTACCTGTAACTGCAGAACCTGCTGTTGGGTTAACTACAGGAATATTAATTCCTAATGCAGACTGAGCTAATGTAGCATCAGCTTGAATTTGGAATACGCAATCATAATCATCAACTACATAAGCCATAGCATCAGATGCTACAGTGCCTGATGGCCAGTATTGTGAGAATAGTTTTTGTTTAGTACTTGGGTCTGTGTATGTACATCCAACAAATACGCCAACTGTACCAGCTGGGAATGGGCTAGCATTCGTACCAACTTCGTCAACGACTTCAACTGTACCAGCAGCTACGATAGAAACTACTGATCCGTTGTATATGTTAGAAGCATATCCAGACGCAATTTTTAATTGACGGGTAGAACCAGCATAAGGCTGACCACCAATCAAGTTTACAGGCTTAAGCCCGTAAGGTGCGGCTGTTGTTGCCATAATAATATCTCCTTAAAGATTTGTTTAACCTTTACCAAAAGATTTAGTAGATTTTTTATCAGAGAATAACGGCATACGAGGGTCATTTTCTTTCATAAAGCTGTTATCAACAGCTCTAGCTTGACCTTCTGCTTTTTGCCTATAATAGGCGTTTCTCTGATCTACCATTTCTTGTGGCATTTTACATAAAAGCAATCCACCTATTTCAACAGAATCTTTAAATCTACTGTCGGCGGATGCCGGTAATTGTATTTCTGGGTGCTCTGAGTGTTTCACAGGTTCCCAGCCTTCACGCATTTTCGAAGACACATTTAGATTATCAGCATCATTAGCTAGAGAAATCCTTATCCATCTATAAGCCCAACCTGGTTGTTTTTTAAACTCCGGAAGAAGTGATGGGGGTGCCCATTCTCTTTTTCTTGGTTGAGTTTCTTCACGTATTTCTAAATCTCTATCTAATCTCTTATCCATTTGCGTTCTCCGTTTTTAAAAGTTCTCTTGCATATTGTTCCGGTGTTAACTTAAACTTCTTAGCTAATGCTAATTGTGTTTTAGTTAGTCGTACTTTTTTAGGCGCGGTACTACGCGTAGCCGGAGCAACTACAGTCGAGGGTTTGCGTTGGGCAGGTTTGTCCTCCAACGAATCATCAGATTCCCCAAAGTATTCTGGGAAACGTTTTTGCATCGTCTCATCTATACGACGATAGTAGTCTTCACTAGTCGGGTTTATGCCTGACCGTACTAATTTCTCATGCAAGCCCAAAGCCAAGCTGGTCATTTCTTCATCTTGACCAAACCAAGTATTCTTAGATTGCCATTCTAATGCACGGCTATCTGGCTTTTGAACTTGGATACTATTTTGAGCTAATTGTCCACTATTTTGAGGCGTTTGTAAAGTATTATCTATCTTGTACTGAGGTTTAAGCCCCGCAGCGCTAGATAATTTAAACTGAACGTCGTTTAATCTAGTTTGAGCCTCAATTATTTTATCGGTATCTCCTAAATCATATGCTTCTTTATAGTCTCGTTTAGCTACAGCTAAATCAGTTTCATATTTTTCTTTAAGTGTTTTGAGATAATCTTCTTCTCCATAACTTAAAGTTTGTTTTAGTCGTTTATTTTCATCGATAATTCGTTGCGCTATTGCGACAGCTTCTTGTCTTTCACGGTCAGCTGCTTCTTTAGCTCTACGTTCATCGTGCCAAACTTTCTTCATTTGAGCTAGTCGGGCTTTAACTTTGGCAGAATAGTCTTCCAAATTATCATTTTCTAATTCGTCTACTATATCTTTGGGTAGTGGGTCTCGGTTTCGATCTTGTGGAGGAGTGTCATCTTCCTCTTCAATTTCAAACTCAGGTTCTGCTTTAGCTTTTTTAGATTCCTCTTGTTTAGCTTGTGCAGCTTCTTCGTAATCCTGCTTATCCTCTTTAGACATTACTTCTACTTCCGTAGTCTCGTCCTCTAACTCTGCAGGTATTTCATTTACAATCTTTACCATACTTCTTCTCCTTATGCGCGTTCGTATCCACGTGGGTCATCGACCACTGCTTCTACGGTATCGTCGTTAATAATGCGAAACTCTCTACCATGTATTTTGATACGAGTTCCAGAATATGCTCTAGTGATTACGAAGTCTCCTTCTTTGCACCAAGGCCCTGTAGGAAATCTGTCTTTGTCTGCGTAAGCCATATCTCCTAATTTCATAACAAATAAAACTACAGTTGAATGTTCTTCAATATGTTTTGTTTTGTCTGCTTTGATAATTCCACTTTCATACTTTTCATCAGCTTGGGGCAGAGCACATAAAATGCGATAGCCTTTAACGTCTGGTAATTGAGTGGGTTTTTGTTCTTGTTTTGGTTCTTGTTTTGGTTCTTCAGTGGCGACTTTCTTACCTTTAAAATCTACAATAGTTTTATTTGGTGTAATAATATTACTCATCATCCTCCTCCATATTTTTTGCAAATTCTGCAATATGTCTTTGAGCAATCATAAGCCCTCGAACTATGCCTGCACTATGTTGATAATGAGCAAAATCTGTTGCTACGCCATCACCTAAATTTTCTAAAATTACCTTGCGTTCCTCCTCTAACCTCTCGGATAGAAGTTTTAACGTTCCGTCTAACATATGTTAGTCCTTTCTTTGTTTACTAATTGTTGTTTTTGCTAGATCTGTTTCTAGTTTCTTTTCTTGCATTACTGCCTCCATGCCTAATCGAGCACCTTGGCGTAATTCTTCTGCATCAAGTTTTTGTTTTTCAATCGCTGCTCTTGCGCCTAACTCAGCTCCAGCAATTTTTTCTTGTGACTCAATGCGCATTCTGTCCACTTCAATTCGAGCTTTGTCCAATTCAATGTCTGCCATTGTTTTCTGAGCTTTAGTTTGAATCTCCATTTCTTTAAGCTGTAATTCTTTTTGTTGCATTTGAATTAACGGATCTTGAGCTTGAGCTTGTTGTTGCATCATCTGAGCTTCAGCTACATCTTTGCGTAATAATTTCTTAGCCGCTTCAGAAGCAAGACGAGATATTTCAACTTCGTACTCTTTAGGAATTTCATTCTCTTCATCCACTGTCGGTAAGTCAACTCCAAGTTGTTCTTCCATTTGTTTCTTATATTCAAATGCTAAGTGTTCTGCAATATGAGCTTCCATTGCCGAGAACATTGCCATTGCTTGAGGATTTTGTCCTACCATTTGTTTAATCTTAGGATCATCTCTAAACGACATGTGTGTTGTAATGTGAGCTTCATGATCTTGATATGCAAATGCTTTTACTGGTTTCATATTTATAATGTTCATGTTCTCAGTAACTGGATCTGCTGGTTTAACATCTTTATCGCTTGGTATTAACTTCTCTGCATTCTTAATACCTAATACATCTAACATCTGTCTATTGAGTTCTACTAAGTCAAATATCTGTGGATTTGCCGCAGCCATTTGCATAACTGCTTGATATTGCACAACTTTCTGTGACATTGTTGCTGCGTTTGGATCGGATACAGGGATTACATCAACTGAATCGTAGTCTGATTTTTTAATGCCTGGTGTACCATCAATTGGATCATAAGTATATTCATCATCGGTATAATCACGAATAATTGATTTTAATAATCTAAACTCTTGTCTCATTGCGTAATGAATACGAGCTTGTACAGCTGACATCACTTTAAGAGTTCTTTCTAATATAGCAAGTGTAGTTCCAACAGGAGCATTAGCTGACATGTCAGATACTTTTAAATCTGCAGCAGAAGCAAATCGTCTACCTTCTTCAATGATCTGATTCATTAACTGATTGAGAACTTGTGATGGTTCTTTATAAGGCAGAGGCATAATGTTGTCTCTGATTGTGCCAGACGGTACATCTACATCACGGAACTCAGCTGGAGCGATGGGTGTATCATCTCCTTTAATTCTTAAGCCTCGTGCTTTGAATCCACCTGGTAAATTAGAAAGTGTACCTGCGTCAACAAGCTGACGTAATAACATTGTTCCTGATTTTGCAAATGCTCCTATTAAATGAATCAAACCAAAATGATAGAATCCAAAACCGGGTATATATCCGTAATGAACAAAGTGCTGACGTTTTTGTTTTGTATCGTCGTCAGGATTCCAGTTACGTCTAATTGCTAAAATAGTTTGAGTTGATCTTTCAATTGTTACAACGTACGGTAATGCAATACCAGTTTTTTCTCCGTCGTCTTCATCTTCATATCCTTCTAAATCTAAGTCAACGTGCATCTCAAGAAGTTTGAATCTATTATCTGTGGTTGCATTGAATCCCATCTTCTCTGCAATTTTCTTTTCAACTTCTTCTAAGTCATGAGAAGGTTCACCTAAATCAACATCGCGATAGAATCCACCAACTTGTAATTTTCTTAATTCGTTTCCTGTCTTCCGCATGACGTGGGTTACACGCTCTGCTGTTGCTAATGATGAAGCACCATAAGGTACAACTAAATCTTCAGCAGGAATATACATAGAGACTTGACGCTCTAAGTTAGGATCATAATAAACTTTTTTAAATGCATTACCTGCTAAGCCTAAACCCCATAACATTCTTTCATGTTCAGGTCTATACTCAACCATCTTCTCGGTTAACTGATAGTTCATATCATCTTGAACACGTTGAGCCGCATCAATCTTTTCTTCAGTTTCTTTTCCAATGATTTGAGTTTTTACAGGCCCCGCTGCAGGGAATGTTTCAGTCATTGTTTCTGCTTGGAACTTAACTAGAGTTTCTGTTAAGAGTGGGTGGAATACATTACAAGCTCCTTCCCATGGCTCTGAACGATCCTCTAATTTCATGCCTAATAATTCTAAGCCGTCTACATAAGTATCAAGCCAATCACGACGAGCAGATAAGTCTCCTTCGTAATCTTCTATCAAGTCGCTTGCTAGATTTTGAAGTAAGTCATCATCCATTTCCTCAGCTAAGTTGTCATTGAATCCGTCATCCATTTTGTCAGGATCAATCTCAATTTCAAGACCCCCCATTTTAATGCTAACTTCTTCCGGGTCTTCTATCTCAATTTCAAGATCAGGTTCACCGAGCATAGATGCTAAATCTTTTTCAGTTAAGCCTTGAGGTGCTTGTGATAATCCTTTATCTATGTCATTTGCTGCCATAATTATTTCCTAAA